AACAGAAATATCATAAGCTCAAACATATCACCGACATGGCCGCTGCGGCTTCCTACAAGGGCCAGACGGCCCATGTGGTGATAAACTACCGCGGCAAGGTGAACCGCACCTTTGCCGTGCCCGCCAGCGCTGTGCTGGAGTACATGCAGACCCAGACCCGCAAAAGTATCCCGTGGCAGTGGGCCGCCCTCAACGGCATTGAGGTGGAGCAGCACCTGCTGCGAATTCACTGGCGGTATGACGTGGATGGGCTGCTGAAAAAACTGGAAGGAGATCATGCTGGGAATGGCAGATATCAGAACATGGACACCCGAGAGTGATGTCCTAAAGCCGGGAGAGATCAGTGGTGTGCAGGAAATCCGGTCGTGGTTTGAACGCCTGCCCCGGATGCGGGCGCTGATCCGGCAGCAGCAGGAACACATCGAAAGCCTGCGCAGCGCCGCCACCACGACTACCTCCAGCAACTCCGGTGCGCCGGGCCATTCCGGCACCAGTGACAAAGTTGGCACCAACAGCGATGCAGCCATGGACGCGGAAACAAAACTGGCCGAACTGAAATGCCAGTATGCCGAGATGCAGAAAGATGCCATTGATGTGGCTTACCTGCTTCATGCTGATCCGGTATCGATCAAACGCAGCCGGTGTCTGATCCTGTCTTTTGTGGAAGGCAAGCGACATGCCGAGATCGCGCCTGAAGTCGGTTATTCCAATCCGTCTCAGGTCTCAAGGGCCATTTCGGAAGGTCTGGCGCAGCTGGCAGAACTCACGAATGAATTGAATCTTAGTTGACCCTGTACATTTTGCACAATGTCAGAGGGCATTGTTTTTACACGCTCTGGTATTTACTTGTTATCGGCATCTGTGTTATCGTGGTACCATCGGCAGAGCCGGAAAGGCCCACCGATATACGCAGTCTCCGAAGTGCGTCCTCCACAGACATCATCGATTACTTCCTTACTCGACGGGATAGCTACTTCTCACTGGCACTTCGCGGACTGCTTCTATGCGATACACTGAAACAAAGGCAGCCTGCCGCTCATGAGAGACAGGAGGCGGTTCGATTCCGCCGTATCGCACCGTATGGCGCATGGACTAGACAACCCGCAAGGCCGCACGTGCAACCTCCCGTGCCAAGAAAAGACCTTAGAATCCTTGCCAAGGTGTAGCTTTCCTGACAGGATGTGCGCCAACCAACAGCTCCGGTTCTCCGCCGGGGCTGTTTTTATATGGCCGCCTGAGCGCAGTTTGGAGCGCGGCGCGTGTGTGTAGACACGGCTGGTTCGATTCCAAGGGCGGCTTTTTATATTCCCGTAGCTCAAAATCGGTAGAGCAGCGGTCTCCAAAACCGCATGTTGCAGGT